ATACTAATTGGTTCAGCCATATTTTTCAGCTCCTTTCCAAAATGAAAGGGAGACCGTTCAGATCTCCCTGTTGTTACCGTCTGATCTCAGCCAAGACCTCTTCGATCTCGTCATCAGACAATGGTTTTTGATTTTGATTGTTCATAATTTTAACTTGCCGGCAACTTGCAATCTCGTCTGATTCTCGTCTGAAAACCGCTTGATTACTGGCTTTTCTCGTCTTGTTTAACTTGCAATATGTTGCAAGTCAGTTGCAATTCTGTTGCAAATCTGTTGCAAATTCAGCTTGCTGATCCGTCTGTAATCCCGTCTTGCCTTGCGCTTCCAGAACCGCCAAGCCTTTCGGTTGTTCTGCACCCAGCAAGCATATTTCCGATCGAATTTGTCTTCAAAAGTCATCTTCTTGTGGATGTTCCCCTTCATGGTTCACCTCAGGCTTTTGTGATTTATTGTTTCCTTTAACGTGCTTTCCTTAAACGCTTCGGTTTGCCGTGCTTAAAGTGCTTTGTTGGATGCATTGTGTGTTTATACGTGAGAATTGCACACTTAGCAAGTGTCGATATATATGCATCAAATTCTTGATACGAATTAAAGTTCATAATGCCCCTTAATTACCTTCTACTTACGATCTCATCATCTATATCGACGATAACCTTATCGGTGCTTAGAGTGATCTGATTTGGTACAGATTCGGGGAATTTTACGCAGTCCGGTGTGATAACCACACCATCGTTCTGATCTGATTTTAAAGTTGTAACATTCACATTTCCGTCAAAGACCGATACAAGGTATTCGCCATCTTTATTGAAAGCAACATTCGTTGTCGATCCGTTTCTTTCAACCAAAAACGGGAGTGATCCGTAATTGACGCTGATTTTGTCGCCAACCTTAATAATCTGCTCTTTTGTGCTTATAAATTCTGCCATATCGTCACCTAAGGTTTCATTTATTTCCTTTAAATCAATCCAAGTTGTGCCAGTTTATCATATACAGATTTAGCGAGTACATAATAACCGATGCTATTCAGATGTACTTCACCCGCCGTGCCTTCAAGAGTAAGGCTTGGAGGTGTCTGTCTGTTTGCAATGGCATTATTATCTGCTGTGATTTGTTCCTCTGTTCTTCCGCTCAATTTCCCCGCAGATACAGCGATATTGATACCCTTTTCTGTTGTCAGAATATCGTACAAGTCAAGATAATAACTACCAAAGTTGGCAAGGCAAGCATTCAGATATGTTGCTCTTTTTTCTGCATCTGTTCCTGTCATGCCTGTCCAAAAAGTCCAGTTGTGATTTGTTGAACCAAGAATCAACGTCTTAGGGTTTCTTTCAATAACACTCTTGCATCTATCAATCCATTCTGTCAGTGTCAGATTAGTACCATCGTTAATGCCCATATACACAACACAAATATCCGGATTTCGTTTGGAGTTACCTGTTGTCAAAACAGACAATGCGGGAATTGTTACTTCTTTTCCTTGTGGAGTAACAAAATTGATTGTCTGCAACATCCCACCCTCTTGCTGTGCTTGATAAATGTTGCAGAGATAATCTCCGATCATTAGTGGACGGGTGTCATGCCCTAATTTTGTGAATAAAAGCTGTGCTGTTGTTCCGTCTGCATTTTTACCTGTTGAATACAGTTTTGAGCCTGTCACTTTGTAATTTGAAACAACCGCAACACCAAGAGAGGTGCCTGCATTATTTGACGGAATTGTTACATCCTCGCCCAAATATCCGCAAATTCTTCCACCGACTCTTGCACATACTTCAGTACTACGTTCACCGCTGTGTCCGTAGTTTTTCACATCGATATTGAATCCATTATCACTGAGCAATGTAAATAACTGAGATGGGTATGTATCACCACCATAGGTAGCTGTTCCGATGTCACTCATGCCCATGCCTTCAGTAACAGAATCACCATAGCAAGCTATTGTTTTTCCAACTAACGAGCGGTAAGTAAATGTTGCATATAACCCTGTGTGGTCTGCTCCACTTGAGTAGTTGCTGAAAACAATAAATGCGGCATTAATTGGTACGCCGATAATAGGATACGATGTGCCACCCGATATGTAGGCTTTTGCACTTGTGTAAAAGGCATATCCCGCATCAGCGTTTGAATTAAAGTTTGATTGAATACTGGCAACATTTTCGATAGGGATATAGTCTGTCCGCTTGTATTTTCCGTCACCGCTATATGTTGATAAGGCACCTGTGTTGTAATTTGCATAGCCATCAATCAAAGCAAAACTGTTCAGTGTTTTTGAACCATTTAATAAATCATCAATGTTGTCTATCTCTGCTTGTAACGTGTCCTCTGTTTCATCAATAACCGCCATGATATTGTCATAATTTGAGATACACCAATCATAAGAATCAATAACAAATTTGTCGGGAGAATAATCGGAATTATTGTTGAGCGTGAGTACATAGACAAAACGGCAATCTGTTGGAATTGTCCGTGTTGTTGTAATATCCCCCGCTTGAATGACAATCCTTGATGCATACCCTGTGCAAAAGTCCGGCGTCTCTCCCGATACAGGTTCAGACCATGATTTCAAAAAGGCAAGATGGAATGTAATCCCGCTCTTGTGAGTGATTTCCAGTGTTTCACCGCCATCAACAGGAACGGCAACACATTGCGTTGAGCCGTTACTATTTGTTGACCAAACATTTGAACCGCTTATAACAGCGTTATGCCTTGGCAAAAGGAAAATGTTTTGTTTTACAGCGCTCTTTAAATCATTGAGCTCGTCGCCTGTCTTTTTGGCATCAGCAGCTGCACCGCTGATCGACAGCGTTTCGTCTACAACCGAAGAAGTGTCAAGATTCTCATCCATCCACTCCTGTACACCCTGTTTGATGGCTGCTGGGTTTGTACTGTCAATGGCTTGCTGGATAAGTGAAAGATCGCTCTCAGACAGACTGGCATTGTCTCCGGGCTTCGGTTCGACCAGAACGATAAAATTCGCAGTGCCATGTGTCTGACTGTCAATCGTCAGTTCAAATGTAGCTTTGCCAACTGCTGCAGTCATCTGCTGTGTTTCATTGATGACAACTCTGCCCTGTGAATCAACAGATCCTGTGTTGATGATGCCAAGACCGTCACTCTTGATTCCGACAATTGCACCGCTTGAAGGTGTGTACTTTGTTCCATCCGAATTGAATAAAGTAAAAAGCCACTGTTCTCCCCTGTCATACTGATTGGCGTTGATGACAAGTGGGATTGAGTGACCAGCGTGGAGATACAAATTAAACTCTCTTGTGATCATGATTTACCTCATAATTTTGTAAAAAGCACATTCACAGAGAATGTGCATGTTATCGCAGATGATGTCGGGTTCATCCAGTAAACGGTTACTGAGCCATTGGTTAGTGCCGTATTGTTTGAATACGATGGAACAACTGCTCCATTTGACCAAGTTTCCATGATTCCGACAAATTTGTAATCAGTCGGAACTGTCACACTGATCGTAGTTGACCCTGTGCTGTTTGCCGAACAACTGACTGATGCCGATGTGTAATCTTGTGTAGTCAATGGATTCGCTATGTATTCCGCTAGTTCTCTCCACGCTCCCCATCCGCTGTCGTTATTTGATCTTACAAATATACGAGAACCTTGTGTGTTCGTGAGGAATGCGATCTGAGTGCGATAGTTTGATCCTTGAGGGAAAACGTACAAATGATACCATCCACTGCTTGTCGGCTTGTTTACCGTGTCAGCGTTTGCGATGTATCGGACTCCGTACTGAGTCGCATCATCACAGTCTGTCAGCGTTACTGCCGGTGACATATAACCAACCGCTCCGATTGATGTGTACGTGGTTGGATCTTCACGATCGTGGATGTGAAAATTACCGTAAACATCAAAGTGATCCGCTCCGTATGCCGTTACTGGCAAGCCTTGGTGAATGACGATGCTGAGTGTCTTATTACTGAACGTGTCAACTACTCTGACCTGTACATCGTACTGGCTTGAATAACTGAATGTCTGTGATGGCTGAACATTGAACGTGTGAGTTGATACGCTTCCAGTTGAACTGCTTGAATATGTTCCAAGCGTAATGTAACTGCTCCATGTCGATGATGATTTCAGCTTGTAACGATAGGAAAGTGTCTGAACATTGTTGGACTGTCCAAACGTTCCAACAAAGCCACTGGTTACCACCTTCAGCTTGATGTGGTTGCCGACTTCAGTTGATTCGCCACTGTCATTAACTCTCGTATAACTTGCCGAAGTGATGTTGATGTTTGTGTACGGAATGATGGTTAGCGTTCGCGTTGTGCTTGCCGTTACTCCTCTTGCATCTGTGACCGTAACTCTGAAGTTACTGGATGATATTCCTGTAAAAGTCACAGTCTGAGTTGACGAAGTACCGCTCAGCCTAATTGAACGTGTATCATTTCCGCAAGTGATTGTTGCTCCCACCAAAGATACATAGCTTGTATTTGATACTCCGAACACAACCACAGCTTTCAGATTTGACTTTCCCTTGATGTACGATCCACTGTTTTCAAGTGCTGCCGTTGTTGTGTTTGTATCACTTAAAGTAATTGAACTGATAACTGGCTTATACGCAGTCTGATCTACGTTCAGATACAACGTGTATGTCTTAGAATCGCCAATCTTTGTTGAGCCACTGTATGTGGTCAGCGTTACAGTGATTGAGTTCTTTTTTTGATTACAGACTGGCATCCATCTTGATACAGACGGTTGCCATGTTGTTGAAGCACCAACCCCTGTCAGCGTATATGATGCGTTTCCTCTCGCAAACGTAATGGAATGAGTAAATGAGGATGATGCTCTGTTGATTGTGATGGTAAATTTGTTCGTTCCGTTCAGCGTGATTTCGCTCGCATCGAACGTTGCCGTTGATGCCCTCGGAATCGTTGGCAGAACCAAATCGACATATGTATCGATCGACCCGGAGACAACTCTGTCTCCTGTGATGTGTGCTCTGATCGTGGCTGTGCCGTCTGCGTTGTGGTAGACTTGACCCCAGTACGCATCGGAATAGTCGCCATCGGCATCTGCCCATGATGTCGATCTGCACTCGCCGAATGTCCATGAGATGGTCGCTGAATGAGAAACAGAAGCTGCATCTGTGCCGGTGATTGCCATGCTCTTTGTGACTGGATAATTTGCCCAGCCGGCATTTCCGTTGGTTATGCGTTTTTGAATGTAGAAATATATGTTTGAATAGTTATTCTCAACATTCTCAACGCATCTGGCAATCACTCGCCATCTGACCTTTTGATTAGGGTCATTTGTCGAGTCTTCCCACCACTCTATTTCTCGCCATGTTGAATCAATGTTTACACTCATGCTATCTCCCAAAATACTCCGAACTCATATTCACCGTGTACGGTTGAATAGAACTGCTGAAAGCGCAACGATGAGTTATCTGCTCTAACCCTAAGATACTGTTCAGCGGTGAGGTTGTTCGCTGTGACTGTATCTTGTTCCGCAACCAGTACCGCATTGTTTGAAGATGTTTCAAGAACTCTCAGACCAAGGTCAGATATAAGAGTCTGATACGCTCCGACAATCTGTCCGCTTGCGTTTTTCTGTGAAATATGAAGACCGTCCGAAAGGAATGAAAAGTTCATTTTCACCCCTTCGATAACTGTCTGTATTGCTGCTTCTAAAGCAGAAGTGAGGATTGACCCTGCTTTGATGAGATTTCCGTTAATAGTTCCAGCAGTGATAAAGTCCGCAACGAAGTGGCTGTCAATCGTCCATGCTGTGGTGTATGTTCCATTGATGCCGGTCTGGCTGAACGCAATGCCAGCGTAATTCATTCGCAGAACGTTCACTGCTGTTCCCATATCTGCTGTGTCCATGATGTAGATCTCGTTTGGTTGCCCATCGGCATTCCGACCGATAACTACATGACCGCCTGTTCCACCGGAAATCACATCAGATGCACGTTCAAGTTCGGCTTGCATCATGGAAGTTGCCTGTTCAACGATTGTTCCTGTCTCATCATTCACAATTTGTTTGATGGTGCTTCCGAATGATGCACTTCTGTTTCCCAGCTTGATGGATGTGTACAGTTCACCGAGCGTGTCATAGATGTACTCGATGACTTCCATCTTCACGTTGTAGTTCCTATACAGGATGTGAACATAGTCACCGAGCGATACTCTTTCAAGTGCTGCGATGCCTTTGTACTCCTCCGTCTGCCATAACGGCACGAAGGTTACTTCAACCTCATCACCAAATGGTGCACCCAATCCGTTTGCGTTGATGTATGTTGCTGCCCTTGCGTTGAGTTGTGCTGTGGTCGGTCTTTCCTCAAAGTCTGAAGAAGCATCGAGCATGAAGATCCGCTCAACCGGGAAAGTCTCATGGTCTTCAACATACTGGATTGTTCCGTTTGCCAGTTTGCCTTCGTTGTCCTTCCAAAAAGCCATGCATCCTGTGTAAGACGATTCTGTTGACCGCTCACTCTTAAAGGATTCAAGGTTCTTGGCATAACGGATCTGTACACCGTTGTCTGAACCTCTGTGTGTGCTGAATTTAACTAAGAATTTATCCCACTTAAATTCTCCATGGAATGTTTTGAGAATTGACCCATCCGTTCCACCAAGGCATGATCTGAATGACTTTGGAATGTCCACTGTGAACTTGCTGGTTGTGTTGTTAATATCTGTCCAAACCTCAAAAGGGTTAGCAACCATTGAATTGGAAACTAACCCTGTGAGAGAAGGCACTACACCAGTTGCCGAGAAGGGAGCAACCGGGTAGCCACTTAAGTCATAGGAAATGTGCTGGGCATTGATAATGTACTTTTCTCCCTGTGACTGAGGAGAAATCTTATAGATTCTGAACGGCTGCGGATCATCGATTTCGTTTGGCTTCGCTAAAATAATCCGTCTGACCGCCAAATCATCAGCATGAATACCGTTGAATGGGTAACTCATGTACAGTTCATACTGCCCATTCAGCACTTCCGTAACATGGCAGACTGTCGCATCTGCCAATGAGCCGAGACCCTGTGTCTGAAAGTCTGTCTCGTTTGCTTCAAACAGGAACGGAATCATTAAATTTCAAACCACCTTGGCATAATCTTCAATGTCACACCGTTTGTAGTTATGCCGTTGTTTCCTGGGTTCAATCCAATCTGTTCAAATCCTGTTTCAATACGCTTGTTCCGGTTTACCGATCCTTCGTATGCATCCATGGTCTCGCAATCCAAGTCGATGTAGTTCGTTCCAGCGGTTTTTACTGTGACTGTATGAGAGCCAATCATGAATGACCCTGCACCATAGATACGGATAATCGGTCTCGCAATCTGATTGGTAGGATTGAATATCTGTGTGCCGGCATCGACCCAAATCTCACCGCTTTTCAGCCATCTCTGCGGTCTGCACCGGAACGAAATAGTAAAGAATCCACCGTGATTAAAAGGAGTGGTAGTCGGCTCTACCGCTCCCTCAAACACGGCTTTTCTGAAGACATTCGGTTCTTTTGACGATTCCAGTCTCTGATATCCCTCAATGCCGTTAAGGTAAGAAAGGAGGTTACGAAAATTACGGATGAAATCTGTCCGAATAAAACAAGGGAACTCAAGAGTGATGTCATTGAACCGATGGTTGTAACGAGAAAGGCTTCCGTAGA